TTCGCCGCCGAAGTCCAGGGCGCCCTCAATGTGGTCGTCCGCGTGCTCGCCCAGAACGCCGAGGAGCGCACCGGCGTCGGCCTCACACCTAGGCAGCGGGATCACCTCGCCGCGCAGTTCTACAACGACGTCCGCGCGCTCGGCGTCTACGAATTCACGCAAGCAGAGTAAATGAAAATGCCACGCACGTTAATAGCCCTTTGGTTGATCGCCTGTGCTAGCCCGGCGATCGCCGCGCCGCTCGCACCAATTTGCTCGCCCGGCGATATTGACTTGACCGGCTATACCCTCACTTTTTCGGACGAGTTCAACACTCTTAGCGTCGCAACGGTGTCGCCTAAATCTCCGGCAACATGGTATTATTGGCCGCCATATGGTGCGGCGGCCGCATACTCCGCGTCGGTATGGGATGCTTCGGCATTTAGTGTCTCTGGCGGCATCCTCTCCGATAAAGCCTTCACCGACTCCGGCGGAGCCTGGCACTCGGGCAATCTCTCCTCAGTGGACACAACCGGCGCTGGTTTTTCTCAGCAATGGGGATATTTCGAGATCCGCGCTCGGATGCCAAATTCCGCTTCGGGCTCATGGCCCGCATTCTGGTTGGGGCAGACGGGCGGCATTCCTGCGATAAAGAATGGTCTCCCTGGAGAGGAACTCGACGTCTTCGAATGGTACGGCGTTGCGCATGATCAAGTCCCTGGCGTTGTACAGCAAGCTTCGCACAACTGGAACGTTGATGGTTCGCAAGACCTGACATTGCCCTACCTTTATAAGCCGCAAACTCCGATGCCCGACTCGACCGCGCCTTGGTCGGCCTTTCATAATTACGGCATTCTTGTCCGGCCAGATTCCATCACATGGTACATTGACGGCGTCCAAACCAATCAAATCGCCACGCCGACAAGCCACATGACCAGCCCATTTTACATGATGGTGGATTATGCTCTGGGCGGCGGCTGGCCCCTGTCCGGCGCGGTGAACAATTCGCATCTCGATGTGGATTGGGTTAGGGCTTACTCGCTTCCGGTTTCGAAATTGCCCGTTGGCATTGATTTTTCCATGGATGGGATACCTATCCCGGCGACTGCCTTGGCAGGCGTAGTCCCGCAAAGCAATTGGAACAATACTAGCGCAAATCCACTCAGCGGAAATCTCGCGACGGTAAAAGACAGCGGCGGCAACACAGTCCCCGGTATGGCCGTCGCATGGGGCGCAAACGGTAGTGGTGGGCACTGGGGCTTTGGCGGCTACAATTTCACCACGAACGCCCTTGGAAATGGTGATCTCTATAGCAGCGCTCTGTTTGCCTATGGCGGTTCAAATAGTGGTTGGTACGCCTATGTCGGCGCAACGGGTGTGCCCTTCGCGACCTATAATGTTTATGTTTATTTTGAGGGCGGCGCGGGAAGCATCAATATCAATGGCACACCCAGCGGCACAATGTTCACGGGCGGTTCCACGGTATCCTTTCCAAGCGCCAGTGTTACCGGATTCGTTGCGGCGGCAAACCCTCCCGTCGCCGCGAATTATGTCGTTTTCCCCGGCATTACTGGAACCAGCTTCAAGGTCTATGAAACACTCGGTTCGGGCGGCGGGATAGTTGGGGTGCAGATCGTACCGCAATAAGCGAATACGCGGAACGGCCGAGCGACCCCATAATAGATCGCAGAATCTATCTTGACACCATTATAGACGTGTGATCTAAGAGGATATGCCCTGACGCAACAGGGGCGCATTTTTGAAAGGACCGATATGGCCTACGTGCTGATTATTCTCATATTGTCCTATCACACAGGGGCAGCGACGCCCGTGCAATTCGCAGACCTATCCGCCTGCGAGAAAGCGCGCGACACCCTTAACGCTGTAGATAGGGTCGTTCTCGCGCAATGCTTTCCGGTCGCAACCCGGAATTAAAAAAGGAGCCATACTTGAAAAAATTGTCCAACCAAGCCATGGGCCTTATCGAATACATGCGCGCGGCGTTCTGGGGCGTGAACAATGCGCGCTCACAGATCAAGCCGCCTAAACACCGCGCCCTCCTCGCTTTCGAAACCGGCCCGGCGGCAGCCGCCACGTACCGCCTGAAACACCCGCGCGGCCTGCGCCAGCTTCAACGCTATCTGCGGATCGAGGCGGGGCTTCGTCCATTGAAGTTCGAAGTCCTCGGCAAGCGCGAGCGGAAGGCCGCCCATAAGCTGGCGGGAGCGGGCCGGTGAGCGACCCCGACCTCTATATCGCTACCGTCGATCGGATCGAGCCCGATATTCATCCCCTCGATCTGACCGGCGCCGTCGCCTCGATCGCGATCTCCTTGAAGCGGATTGCCGACAACCTCGACGTTATAAAGACCGTCCTGGCCAATCCCAGGCAGGTGGTCGAGAGGCCGGATTTAGGCAGCGTACCGGAGGGGCGATGAATAAGGTCCGCCTCCCTTGGTATGGCCTCATCTCCTTCGACTCGCCGATTGTAGCCTACGTCAGGCGTGACGGCCCGTGCGGCGACTGGATCGAGTGGTGGTCCTACGTCGTCCTGCCGCAGGTGCGCCTATGACCGAGGTGCGCGGACGTCAAGTCGAATTCCCCGACGGCAGAATCGTTTTCTTCGGTCACTCCGAAGGAGGGCATCCAGCTTTCATGTTCAAGAGCAAGGAGGGGGTGAAGACGGGATTTACTCTAACGCCAGAGGCGTTCGACGCGCTCATTGGTCTACTCATCCGCGATGCCCTCGAAAAAAGATTTTCACGCAGGGATGGACGATGAGTAGGCGCCCCAACGACGAGGCCATCGAGATCATGGAGCAGGCGTTCCATGCTCGCCAGCAAGAGCTTCTCGCCGCCGATCCTCCCGAGCTGGATATTCGCAGCATCAATCGCGACGCCCTGCGCGCCGCATTGGATTCATATTACGGAGAATCCCAATTCGAGGAATTCTCCACCCCATTTCCTGAAACGCGACGAGTTGGCAGCAACGGCTACCTCGTCCCGAGGCCGCATCCAAAACCGCAACCTAAAAGAAAGGAGTTCCAAGATGGGAATTTTCTGGCCGCCGCCACCCCCGTATAAAAGCGAACCCGTGAAGACCGATCCCGACGCTGGCAAGCGCTACATCGTCGCTACCGTCCGAAAGGGGTACACCGATGACCCGTCCTGCGAACGCGATACATACAAGGATGCCGAGGACGAAGCAAAGCGTCTAGTCGAAAAGCACAACGTCGCGTTTAGCATATACACCCGCGTCGCGGTCGTAGAGCCCGACATGGCCGTCAACGTGCGCCGCGTCGCCAACCCCGACGAGGCCGGCCAATGACCACGCACGTCGTCAAATCATGGCCACACCTTTACGAGCAAATTCTTGCAGGCCGGAAGAAGCATGAGATCCGCAAAATCTCCGATCGGGATTACCGGACCGGGGATGAAATACTTCTGCAAGAATACGATCAGGAGGCGGGATGCTTCACGGGACGGCAGACGCTAGTCCGGATAACCTATGTGACATCCAATGAGTACCCATGCGCCCTATCCGGCGGGGCGCTCGGCCAGGATTACTGCATCCTGAGCATTGAGTTGGTGAGCGGAGATGGCCATTGAACATTTTCCTCGCTGTCGTTTCGGTCATTCTAGCCGTCAACCTTTTTGTCCTGCTTGTTGCGGTATGCAAATGCCTCGACATCGGATGGAAGAGAAAGAGGAGGCCCCAGTAATGGCCTTCACCGAACTCAGTGAAAAGCTGCGCGCAGCCGCGCGCACCGCCGGTTGCGGCGCCCTCTACGCCAAGTCGAACGCCTTGAACGACAAGGCCACCGAACTCGAAGAGGCAGCCAAGGAAGCGATCATTCAGCACTTCACCAAAGAGACGATGATCGCGCTCAATGGCGCATGGAGTAATGCCTATCGAGCGCTCCAAGCGGAGATGCAGGAGGTCGTCCATGGAGGGGCATGAAGACCTTCGTCTGTACCAGAACAGGGAAACCCGCGCCTTAGTGCGAGCCCGCCAGAACCCCCACTCCTATGGTCTCTCCATGACCCTTGTTTTCGACGGCAAACGTGTGCGCCATTACACGTTGCGCGCCGGGCAGTGGGAGGTCTTCGACGACTGGACGCCCATGCACGAGATGATGGCGGATATGCCGTTTCGATTGAAATACATCCCCTTTTGAGACAGCGGAGGATTGCAGGATGAGCATCTTGGAGCCAGGCGCGCTAGTCGCGTGCATCAACAATCGTCCGATTCTAGGACGCGGGAACAATCACCTCGACAGATTAACGCTAGGGCAGGTCTACACTGTTCGTGAGGTCGTCGATTTTGGAGGAGGGGCGGGGGTTAGATTGCAAGAGATACACCTGCCTGACAACCCTTTGACAGGGGCTGAATCTGCTTATGTTTCAACCCGGTTTCGTCCCTGCAAGCCCACCGACATCTCCGTGTTCGAGAACATGCTTCACTCCTGCAAGCTCGATAAGTTCAAGGAGCAAGATCAGATCAAGGAAGCGATCCGGGAACTGGAGAAGGTTCTCTAACCAACAGGAGTAAATGATGAATTTTGGCGAAGCGTTAGAACTATTGAAGGATGGTAATCGAGTGGCCCGCGAGGGCTGGAACGGAAAAGGCATGTGGATTGCCCTACAAGTTCCAGACGCTCATTCCAAGATGGGTTTGCCATATATTTATATGTCCACGGTGACAGGCGCACTCGTGCCGTGGCTTGCCTCGCAGACCGACGTGCTCGCAGAAGATTGGAACCTGTTCGTTGGCTAAGAAGCGAACCATGGGCAGCCATCAGTCGGCCAAGGCCAAAACGACGACGTGGCTGACACCGCCCGAGATCATCGAGGCGCTAGGACCCTTCGATCTGGACCCCTGCGCTGCGCCCGAGCCGCGCCCGTGGCCCACCGCGAAGCGCCATATCTGCTTGCCAGAAAACGGTCTTGAAGCCGTTTGGTGGCAACACTTCGTTTGGTGCAACCCGCCATATGGGCGCGAGGCCGCCGAATGGCTAGCGAGGATGTCGGCTCATGGCAATGGCATCGCGCTTATCTTCGCGCGCACCGAGACCAAATACTTCTTCGACTCCGTGTGGAATTCGGCGACCGCCAAGGCAGTCATGTTCTTCGAAGGACGCCTGCACTTCCACTATCCGGACGGCCGCCGCGCGAAGGCGAACGCCGGCGCCCCGAGCTGCCTTGTCGCATATGGCGAAGAGGCTAGGCGGCGTCTCTACAACTCCGGTCTTAAAGGGGCCTACGTGCCCGTTCTAAGCCACCCACTCGCAAAATAGGAGGACCAATGCCCCCGTTTAAAACCACCAAGAAGATCAAGCCGACATGGAATGCCTACACTCACCAAGGGCCGCTCGTTGGTCTTCGAGTTGAGGCGGAAGGATGGCCGTGGGTGTCGTATGTGGTGCTGCCGCAGCCGGCCCCGAAGCCCGAGGTGAGGTCATGAGCGACTATCTGCTACATGCTACTGGCGGCGTTGTGAGCGAAGTCATTGCGGCCCCAGACGCGATCGCCGAGGTTCTCGCTGAACTCAATCGCGCCAAGGTCCACGGCGGCAAATATGCCAGCCTTCACGAGGCATACGCGGTTCTCGCCGAAGAAGTTGACGAGGTCTGGGACATCGTGAAGCAGAAGCGATCCAAGCGGTCAGAGGCCGATCTGCGCGTCGAGCTGGTTCAAGTCGCGGCCGTCGCGATCAAGATGATCGGATCTATGGACCGGTTCGTCGACAAGAACCAAAGTTACCTTATCACCGACAAAGCATTAGAGATGTTCTGTCGGGACTTGGGACTGCGGGGCACGTACGCTGCACAGCAGGCATGGTTTGCGACTAACCTACAGACTCGGAAATATTGGATTAGTTTGGCGGAGAGCGCACTTTTGGCCGAGGCGGAAGCGCAGCCGTAATTTGACATCACCCGTCAAATCAAGCATTGTGGGCCGGGTTGTAGGATACCCGGTCTAAGTTCTAGGGAGTGCCTCAATGGCAGGATCCGGAGCCCGACAGAATCGTCGGGACCGTCGAAAAACGTTAGCTCAGAACCAAAATAGGGAGGATTTTTCACAAAAAGTCGAAAAATACACCAAAAACAACACGGCCAAAGAGCCTTTTTCACAAAAAATCGCATATTTTCACCCAAAATCAGAGGGTCAGCGCCAATTAAAAGCCGCCCTCGCCGAGAACCGTCTTGTGTTCGCCTGCGGCCCCGCCGGCACCGGTAAAACCCTCCTTGCGGTCGATCGCGCCGCCGATCTCTTCCTCTCCAAGCAAGTTGACAAGATGGTGTTCTGCCGCCCCGCCGTTCCGGCGGACGAGGACATCGGAGCGCTCCCCGGCACCGTGCGCGAGAAGCTCGCCGGATACCTCCAGCCGCTTATGGACGAACTTTCCAACAAGATCGGCGGAGGCTCCAACGCCACCCGGACAATCGAAGGATGGTTTCGCGACGGGATGCTTGAAATAATCCCGATCGGCATGATGCGGGGCCGGACCCTGCGCAAGGCGGCGATCGTCGCCGACGAAATGCAGAACGCGACGCTCTCCCAAATCAAGATGGTTGTGACGCGCCTCGGCGAAGGGTCCTCGATGACCATCACCGGAGACACGGAGCAATCAGACCTCGGCGCGCGCAGCGGGCTCGGCGAGGCGCTCCAGCGCTTCGAGGACCACGGGTATCCCGTCATCCGATTGGACAGGAAAGACGTGCAGAGGGATCCGATCGTCGCTGACGTGCTCGGATTTTTATAATTGACAATAGGTTAAACATCTATTAGGTAGGGAAGGCGAGGGTTTCGGTTGGGTGCCCCAAGGCCGCGAATAAGTAGCGGACTCTCCCATGGGAGATCGATCAGTTGAAAGGCTGATAAACCGATGGCAGGCCGGAAAGACGGCCACCCCCATGAAATAGTTGACGCGGTCTATAAGGCGTGATACACGTCAAGATTGCACTTCCCGGATGGCGTCCCTATCTTACGGAGCCCCGGATGATCTCAGCCCGCCGGTGAAGGTTTGTCCTTTTCCCTCCCGGATAGGGTGTTGCCCTGGGGTAGTCCCGCTCAGGTGAGAAAACGAGGGGCAGGGGCGGCTAGGTCTAAAATCCTAGCCGCCCTCTAAATGTGCGCCACAGGCAACGATCACTGCGCTCGCGCAAATCCCCTGGGGACATTGGAGTGATAGCTCGGTTGTGAAAAGCGCTCCCCCGCCGGTCGTAGGGCCGGTCAACGCGTGATGCGGGATACGCCGCAAGGCTAAGTGGAAACCGAAACAGGGGGCTGCCTTAAACGGCGGCCCCTTATTTTTCAAGCATTCCTTGACCCGTCTTAGATCATAGTCTATAAGGGTATGGAGCTGGCGGGGACGCGGCAAGATCCCAAGTTCCCATAATACAGAAACGATCTATTGGGCATCCCCGCCAGCACCCCTCTCGCAACGAGGACAAACGAAATGATGACATTTCCTGATTGGACGAACCTTTTAAAGGGCCATTTTCTGCCCCCGGAGCCGCCACCGCCACCCGTCCCGACGGTAATCTACGAGCCGATTAACGACGCGGAGACGATGACCTTCCGTATCAAGGTATCGAAATTTGAGGGATCTTTCGTGCCGACCTTGGAAAAGGCAGAAAAATTCGCGAAATCAAAAGGATACATAGACTGCGAGCTAATGTCGGTGAGGCTTACACACCTGGGCGCAAAAGTGAGCGATCCAGCCGTGTATTATTTCCATGCGTCCCGATGACCGACTCGGACGCCTTTAATTTCGCTTACCCTATGGTTCCACACGCCTGTTTGGTGGACCTGGACCATATGCGCAATGGTAAGGCCGAGCGCATCATGGACAACGCGGTCGAGTTACTTCGGTACCGATCGCACGTCACCCCAGAAGAAGCCCATCCAAAGGTGAAGCAAGTCCACGACAAGGCGGTCGCGTCCGGATGCGCGCCTTACGATTGGGCCGAGCATCTTTTAAAATGGCCCAAGGTATCGGCCGATCGCGTCAAGATGCGGATCGTTGGTCAGGGCCAGGATAGGCAAGCGGTTTTCTACATTTCATACGATTCATAATTACAGGTCCCAATGGCTAGCACAGAATTAACCGTCGTCCCCAAGGTTGAAAAGCGCAATAAGGTCAATTGGATCTACGGCAAGCAACTTTGGCGCACCGGGGCCTACTCCACAGCTATCATAGCCCAGCGCATCGGGACCACTGAAAATATTCTCAGCCGGTATGCCGCCAAGCATGGGTGGCAGCAAGACCTTAAAGACCGCTTCAATATCGCGGTCCAAAATCGGCTCGCCGAGCAGCACCTGACCGAATACAAAGAGAATCGGCCCGTCGGCGCCGGCCACGGCATCCCGCCGACCAGCACCAAGTACGCGCAAGAGCAGGAAATTATGATCCAGGGGGCGGCCGCAGCCGCCGTCGCCGCTGTGCAAGGTCATCGCGGCGATCTGCGCCGCCTTAGCGGCATGTTGCGGACCATGATGGACCGCCTCCAAGCCGTGCTCGATGGCAAACCAATCGTGATTGAGAACGCACAAGGGGAATTGGTCGAGGCTCCTTTGATGGGAGCACGTCAGAATATCTCCGACGTCGCCGAAACGATCTCCCGAATCATGACCCGGCATCAGGGTCTCGAACGAGTGGCCTACGGGCTGGATGAAAAGACGAGGGGTGAAGGAATCCCCATTCAGTATGTCGGTGTTGACGATCGGAATGTCTGATCGTGGAAGATCACAAACTTCCAGAACTTTCGAAAATGCGCGTGATCGGAGGACGGCAGTCCCCCGAGCGGCTGGCCGTGATTCGCGGGCTGCTCGACGCCGGTAAAAAGCCACCCCTCATGCCGGGCGAGGTTCTCTTGAGCGAGAATCAGCAAAAAGCATGGGCTGTTCTGTCGGACCCGACGAAGCGCTATTGCAATCTCGTCGGCGGAACTCGTAGCGGCAAGACGTTCCTCGTCGTGCGCGCCATCATGGTCCGGGCGTTGAAGGCCGAAGGCAGCCGTCACGCCATTCTCCGGTTTCGCGGCAACGCGGCGCGCGCCACCATATCGCTCGGCACGCTGCCCGACGTCATGCGCATCTGCTTCCCCGGCGTGAAGCTAGAAGAGAGACGCCAGGAAGGATATTTCGTCCTTCCCAACGATTCTCAGATTTGGGTTGGCGGCCTCGACGACAAGGAGCGCGTCGAGAAGATTCTCGGAACGGAATTCAGCACGATTTTCACAAACGAAACGTCGCAGATTCCCTACGCTTCCTATTTGATCGCGACGACCCGTCTCGCCCAGGTTCACCCAAAAATCCAGCAGCGCTTCTATGCTGATTTGAACCCAACCGGTAAGTCGCACTGGACAAACAAGCTGTTTGGGCTGGGGGTCGATCCTTCGACAAACCTTTCACTTAGGAACCCAGAAGCCTACGGGCGCGCCTTTCTCAATCCGGTCGACAACGCCCACAACCTTTCAAAGGAGTTTCTCGACACCCTCGCCTATATGCCAGAGAAGCAGAAAAAGCGGTTCTATGAAGGCGTCTACGTTGACGAGGTCGCCGGCGCGCTTTGGTCCTACGAGGCCATCGATCGCAACCGATGCGAGCTTTCGGATATCCCGGTCTCCGATCGGCAGCGCGTCGTCGTCGCGGTCGATCCGTCTGGCGCCAAGAGCGAGGAAGACCTGAGCGCCGACGAGATCGGCATCGTTGTCGCGGCCAAAGGAATGAATGGCCACGGATACCTTCTGGCTGATTACTCATTGCGCGCGTCGCCGCGCGAGTGGGCGATCAAAGCGGTCTCTGCCTACTATCAATATCAGGCCGACGCGATCATCGCGGAAAGCAACTTCGGCGGCGAGTTGGTGCGCGCCACGATTCTCGCCGTGGATCCGAACGTCAACATCAAAATGGTGAGCGCGTCGCGAGGCAAAGTCGTTCGGGCCGAGCCGATCGCCGCGCACGCGGAGGCCGGCCGCATTCACCACGCCGGCAAGTTCGGAAAGCTCGAAGACCAGCTATGCGCGTTCAGCTCGGCCGGATATCAGGGGCAGGACAGCCCCGACCACGCCGACGCCTTCGTGTGGGCCTTCACGGAGCTTTTGGGCGCCGCCGACGGCACCGGGATCATCGAGTTCTACCGCCGGCTGACCGAGGATATGGCGGAAGGGAAAGGAAAAGACCCCATACTAGACAGCGCTATCTAATAGGTGTATGAAAAGGAAGAGGAGTCTCCCAAAATGCCAAATATGCGCCTTACGCCGCCCGACGACGGCTCCCATATCGATACGACGGCAAACGGGCGCCACTATAAGTGCGCCGTAGGGTCAACGATTGACGTCCCGACCTTCGATGGCCTCGTCCTTGAAGCGAACGGTTGGGTGAATGTCGCTGGGCCGTTCGCTCGCGTAGGCACGACAGCCCAACGTCCCGTGCATCCCGCGAAGAAGCAGACCTACCTCGATACCGATCTCGGGGTCGTTGTCACCTTTACTGGGAACTCTTGGACCCACAGCCTTAGCGGGGGCGTCGTCTAAACTGTGGCATCCGCACCGACTCGCGCCGGACGAACCGGGACCTATCTGACGACCCAGACGCCTTATGACGTGACAGTCACCTATGGCGACTCCAAGGCAGCAGCCCCGAAAGAGGTTCCCGGATCAGCCTGGTTCGGTCCCCTACAGCCGCTTGTCCCGATCGCCCCCGAGGGCGTCGACGGGCGCCAATTCGATTTCCCTTCCGGCTATAACCTCAACACGACCGCGCGTGTCTACAAGGGCCTCGATTTCCCCACTTTGCGGGCGATGGCCGATAGTTGGGACCTTCTGCGCCTCGTCATCGAGACCCGCAAGGACCAGGCGAAGCGCCTCCGTTGGAGCGTGCAGCCCAAGGATCGCCACACCAGGAAGAATGTTGATTCCCAAATCAAAACCGTCACAGACTTCTTCAAAAAGCCGGACGGATACCACACGTTCTCCGAGTGGCTCGGCATTTTGCTAGAAGACCTCTTTGTTATCGACGCGCCGACCCTTTACAAGCAACGTAATCGCGCGGGACAATTGATCGAGCTGCTTCCCATCGACGGGGCCACGATCAAGCCAGTAATCGACAATTTCGGCAGGACCCCGCGTCCGTATAAGCGCGGTCGTGGGATGATTTACCCTGTCGCGTATCAACAAATCCTTAAAGGATACCCCGCACTCGACTACTCGTTACGGGATTTGATCTATAAGCCTCGCAACGTCAGGGTCAATACGGTGTACGGCTACTCCCCCGTGGAGCAGATCGTCGCCACCGTTACAATGGCCCTCCGCCGGCAGAGCTTCACAACGGCTTATTTCACCGAGGGGAACATCCCGGATTCGCTGATTGGCGTTCCGGACAATTGGACCCCCGACCAGATCGCCGTCTATCAGAAGTATTGGGACGCGTATTTCGAGGGTGACGACGCCAAGCGCCGCAAGGCCAAGTTTGTCCCCGGCGGCGTCGCGAAGACCTTTATCCAGACCAAAGAGCCGGACCTGAAAGCCGAGTTTGACGACTGGCTGGCGCGGCTCGTCTGCTTCGCGTTCTCGGTTTCGAATCAGGCCCTGATCAAGCAAGTAAATCGCGCAGCGTCCCAAACCCAAAAGGCCCAGGCCGAGGAAGAAGGTCTCGTCCCTATCATGGCGTGGATCAAGGAATTGATCGACGGTGTGGTGCAGGATGAATTACATGCCCCAGATGTAGAATTCACCTTCACGGGAGAGGATTCGGTCGACGAGAGTACCCAGGCTGTCATTCTCGATGGGTACGTCAAGGCGGGGGTCCTGTCGATCAACGAAGTTCGGGTGAAGATCGGCCAAGACCCGATGCCTGATCCGGATTTCAGCCAACCGATGGTCTACACCGCGCTCGGGTACGTGCCGATCGGCGCGAATACCATCGATGGCATGAAGGAAAAGATCAGCGAGGGAATTATGCCCCAGAGCCAGCCGCCCGGCGCGGGCGGAGGTTCGGCGCCGCAGGGGACCGGCGCGGGCAAGCCCGCAGCCACGAAACCAAAGGCTCAGGACGGGCCGGGGGAAACCGCACGCAAACTGTTGGAGGACGCAGAATGAAGGATATTAGAATGGAACCCACCATCGTTATCGGAAAAGACAACATCATCCTTATCGGGTTTCCTTTCCCATTCGGAATCAAAGATACCCTCATCACGTGGCCAGGCACCCCGATTTGTATCGGCAGCCCACTTATTTGACGGCTGCGTCTATTTGGTATATGTCTAGGTTGCCTGATCTATAGGCTGCGCGAATTATAAGACCAGAGAGCTGATCGACCGACAATGGCCGCTGCGATTTTCAATGTCAAAAACGACGGAACCTTAAATCCGGTCGTCATCTCTGCGAGCGCCGTTGCGTCCTTGGATGCCTACGACATTTTTAACAGTTCCAGGAGCGACGACGGGATCGTCCTATGGTTCTACAATAAGGCCGCGCCGGTTTTTGGAACCGACACTCCTTTGTTTTCAGTCGCTATTCCGCCGATGAGCGCCGCGCGCCGTGATATCGCCATTGCCACCACAGGGGCGGCTTATGCGGCCGGGACGGCCCTTTCATACATCGTGACCCACCTGTCGGGCCTTGCTGTCAAGGCCAACAAGATCACCGGCCACCTCGTCTACGGATAATTTTGGAGCCTTTGATGCCTGAATTGCAGATGTTCATCCCGATCACCAAGGTCGATGCAGCGAAGCGCCTTGTGTACGGGATTGCCACGGCGGAGGCCGAAGACGCTTCCGGCGAAGTCTGCGATTACGCCACCACGAAGCCCTACTACGAGAAATGGTCCGGCAACATCGCCAAGACGACCGACGGCAAGAGCCTCGGCAATCTGCGCGCCATGCACGGGCACGTCGCGGCCGGCAAGGTCACGCAAATCGAATTCAATGATGCCGCCAAGCAGATCGAAATCTGCGCCAAGGTCGTCGATGACGCCGAATGGAACAAGGTCGTCGAGGGCGTCTACACCGGTTTCAGCCAGGGCGGCGCGTATATCAAACGGTGGAAAGATGAGACCACAGGGTTGCAGCGCTACACCGCGCAGCCCTCCGAAGTGTCGCTCGTCGATCTTCCCTGCCTGCCCTCCGCCACGTTTTCCATGATCAAAGCCGACGGTGCCGTCGAGCTGCGCAAATTTCACATCAAAGAGGCCCAACCCGCGATGCCGACCAATCCAGAAATCGCGGCTCGCGCCGCCGACCTTGCCAAAGCCGCCGGCTCCGACAAATGGGGCGAATTCGTTGAAGCGGCCCGCGTCGAGCTGGTAGCCGAGACCGACCCCGGATACGAAAAAGCCGCTGCGGCCGCCAAGGAAGCGGAAGCCGCCGAACTGGCGAAGGCTGCCGAGATCGAAGCCGCCAAAGTAGCCGAAGAGGAAGCCGCGAAAGCTGCTGAACTCGCGAAGGCAGCGGAAGCCGAGGCTGCAAAGGCGGCCGGTAAGGTATCCGTCACGACACCCTCGAATAACGAGCACGGCGACCAAGTTTGGAAGTCGAATCGGGACGGATCGCTGTTCGCCAAAAAAGCGGAAATGATCGCCTACAACGAAGCGTTCGACGCGGCCAAGATCGTTGCCGATGCGACGGCGTCAACAGACGCTGCGCTCGCAGAACTCGCCGCCGAAGTCGCCAAGCGCGCGACCCCGGTCGAGCCCGCCAAAATTGTCGAAGGTCCCGCGATTTCCGACGAAATGGTCAAGTCGATTCTCGCCAGCGTTGACGGAATGTCCGACGAAGCCTTCGCAGCCGTTAGCAAATTGCTTCCGGAAGCCGAGGTCGAGACGATCCTCGCCAAACGCGCTGCCGATAAGGCTGCGGCCGAAGCAGAAGCTGCGGCCGAAGTGGAAGCCGCCCGGATCGCGCTGGAGAAAGCCGAAGCCGACCGTGTCGCCAACGAAGCGGTTGCCAAGGCCGCCGCCGACGCCGAGCTGGCGAAGTCAGTTCCCGAGGAGCTGCGGCTCGCCCGCCTCCAAATTGAGGTGTTCACCAAGAAATTCGAATCGCAGAACGGGCTTCTGCTGACCCTCCTTGAGAAGGTCAAGAATATCGAAGAACAGCCCCTTCCGCTGCCCTTGCAGGGTCGCGCCGGAGCTGTTGAGAAGTCCGCGCAGGAAGAGGCCGACGATCGCGAAATTGCGCACAAAATCGTCAGCGATCCGGAATTTGCGGCGATGTACCATTTTAAAAAGGCCCAACAGAAGCCAATGGCTTTTGGCGGCTAATTTCTAATATCGGGGTCGGTGCCGGGGACGGCTACTAGACCTCAACTTCTATATCATCCGGCGTCCGGGGACGGGCACAACGCAGGAGCCAAACCTAGAAACCCATCCCCAACACGGAAGTAATTCACCATGACTATGTCTCCCGCCGAGGCCGCTGCTGCGGCCATCGAAGCACTCAAAAAGGCCCAGTCCGCTCCGGACGCGGCCCTCGGAAAAGCCAGCTCCTTCGCTCAGTCCGGAACGGCCACCTCTGGCCTTACCTACTACGACCTGGAAGCCGGCGCGAAATTCCTCTATCCCGTTCTGACTCCCCTCCGCAACTCGATTCCTCGCGTCTCGGGCAAGGGCGGCATTCAGGCGAACTGGCGTGCAGTGACCGGTGTCAATATGGCCGGTGTGCGCGGCGGTGTGTCGGCTGGCAATCGTAACTCGACCCAGACCGTCAACGTCTTCAACTACATTGCCTCCTACAAGGGTCTCGGCATCGAAACCAACGTCGATTTCGAAGCGACCTACGCTGGCCAAGGCTTCGACGACGTCCGCGCCATCGGCGCCAAGACCGGCCTCGAATCCCTGATGCTCATCGAAGAGGCCATGATCCTCGGCGGTAACTCCGGATTGGCCCTCGGCCAGGTCGGCACTGTCGCGATCTCCACCTCGACAACCAGTGGCGCGATTGCCTCCGGCACGACCGTCCATGTCGGTGTCGTGGCGTTGACCCTCGAAGGCTACCTTGCCGCGTCGCTCAACGGCGGCGTCCAAGGCCAGTTCACCCGGACGAACATCGATGGTTCGACCGATGTGATCAACGGTGGATCGAGCCAAGCTTCCGCAGACGTCAGCGTTGCGACGGCGGGCGGCGGTTCCACCAACTCGGTCTCGGCTTCCTGGCCGGCGACCGCCGGTGCAGTGGCCTACGCCGTGTTCTGGGGCGCGACCTACGCGGGCGCAGTCCTCGGCGCGATTGTCACGACCAACTCGGCTCTGATCACCACTGCGGTCGGAACCGGCACTGCGGTTGCTCCTGGCGTCGTTGTTCTCGGCACGGCGTTCAACGCCGACTACAGCCGGAACTCGCTGTCCTTCGACGGCATCCTGAGCCAAATCTATCAAGTGAATGGCGGCGCCGGCAATACCCTGGCGAGCGGCATTTCCCAGACCCTCGGCTCAACCATCTACACGATGGCCACGGGCACGGCGGGCATTGGAACTCCGCTGACCGCAGATGGATCGGGTGGCATCGCCGAAATCGACGCCGTTCTGAAAACGATGTGGGACACGTACCGTCTCGGCCCCGATACCATGTGGGTCAACTCGCAGGAAGCCCTGAACATCTCGAAGAAGATTCTGCAAGGTGGTTCGACCTCCGCGCAGCGCTTCGTCTTCGAAACCGTTCAGGACGCGATCGGCGGCGGCATCATGGTCCGCACCTACCTGAACCGGTTCTCGATGCAGGGCGGCTCGGTTGTGGACATCAAGGTCCATCCGAACATGCCAGCGGGCACGGTCCTCTTCACCTCGAAGAGCATTCCGTATCCGGTGTCGGGTGTCGGCAACGTCCTCCAGGTCCGCACCCGTCAGGACTATTACCAGATCGAATGGCCGCTCCGTTCGCGCCGGTACGAGTATGGCGTGTACGCCGACGAAGTGTTGCAGAACTACGCGCCCTTCGCCTTCGCCGCGATCACCAATATCGCCAACGGCTAATCCAGCCGCGATCGATGAAATACAGAGCCGGGGTAGCTCGGCTCTGCCTCCCCCAGCAACGCAACAGGACAAGATTTTATGCACGGTTTTGAAAAAGTCATCGCCCCCAAAGGGTTCGGCTCTATGTCCCTCAACGGCCGCTCCATTGTGCCGGATGAGAAAGGCGAAGCCTGGGTGCTCCCCTCCGAACTCGGAATGTGCCTGTCCCACGGATTCAAGCGCCCCGCCGGCCTTGAGGCGCTCCCCGCACTTTCCGATATGACCTATTCCCAACTCTACGCCGAGGCGTTGAAGCGCACGATTGCGGTTCTACAGGGCCTTACCGCAGACGAGCTTCGCGATCGGTTGACCGCCTCAACGCCGCCGGACGAGAGCCTTCCAGGTGAGTTCACTCCCCCGGTTGAGCCCGATGCGCCCGAAGAGGCAGAAAATGCCCCCTTCGATCCCGGATCCCTAACCGATGCAGACGTCGACACGATGACCTTCCCCGACCTCAAGAAGTTCTTGAAGGCCACCGGATTCAAGGTTCTCCCCTCTCTGAAAGGCCCCGAGCTGCGCGCCGCCGGTCATAAATTCTTCGCCGATCGCGAGGCTGACAAGGCCGCCGAATTCGCCGCCGACGACAAGCTCGTCGCCGACGCGGAGTACGAGCACGAGCTGGCTCCCGAATTTCCTTTCGCTAAGGAATAATCCGTGGCGTCGCCCAACGATCTAACCGATCTATCTACCGTAAAGACGTGGTTGGGCATAACCTCGACGGCGGACGACGCGACTTTGTCGTCCCTCATCACCAGCATGAGCGGGAAAATCCTCGCCCTTCTTGGGCGCCAATCGATTCTTCCCGCGACCTACAACGAGGTCCGCGACGCCATCCAGTATCACCAAGGATTGCTGCTGCGCCGCTGGCCCGTCATCTCCGTCATGTCTGTGTCTATCGACGGTGCCGTCGCGCTTCCCGCGACGACGCCCGGCACCTCCGGATGGTCTCTTGAGCAGGTTGACCCATACCCGCCGGGACGCCCAACGTTCCTCTATATCGGATGCCACCCAAGTTTTTACCGACACGGCATCACGATCAGCTACACGGCGGGATACCAGATCAGCGGCGAGCAGTGGGTTGTCCCGGCCACGCCATTCCAGATTACCGTAACACAGCCGAACGGCCGCTGGGCGTCAGACGTTTACGTGGCCTACGCCAGCGGCGCGGCGCTCACGAAAGTCGCCTCGGCGCCCGCAGTCGGCCAGTATTCCGTCGCGGCTGGCGTCTACACATTCAACGCAGCGGACGCTGGGGCTAGCGTTGCCATTTCCTACGGATACGTCCCGGCGGCTCTTGCGGAAGCCTGCACAGAGCTTGTCGCCGATCGCTACAACTACCGGACCAACAAGGGATACCAATCGAAATCCCTCGGCGGCCAGGAGACTGTCACTTTCGCCTCCAACACTGTTTCGTCCTTCATCCGGGAAACTCTCGAACTGTTCCGCGCCACGGTGACGCCGTGAGCGACAACGCCATCACCGTCGACATCTTTGGGGTCGACAATTTGCAGCGGCTATTCGAGGATCTTCCCGACGAAGTTCATGATTTCATGATGAGGAAGATGGACAACATAGCCTTGAAGCTATGGGATGAAATCGTCTTCAACAAACTGAATGGCGCGGTTCTGAATCGCGTGACCGGCAGGTTGGGTGATTCGGTCAAGTATGAAGTCACCGACGACACTGATTCGGTCACGGCGACAATATCGGCCGGCGGCCCAGACGTGCCTTATGCGGGTGTCCACGAATACGGCGGCACCGTAAGCACCCGCCGGGTCACGCTGCCGGTTACGGCCCGCAGCCTTCTATTCCAGGACGGCACCTTCCATGCCTCCGCGCAGGCGCACGCCATTCCTATCCCCGAGCGGTCTTACCTGCGCAGCACACTGGAAGACATGCGCGGTCAGATTGTCGCCGAGTTGCAGGCGGCCTTTCTCGACGAGATGGCGAAGTATTTCGATGCAGAATTGAGGTCGATATGAGCCGCCAAGCCGCAGCCGTCGCCCTTACCGCTTTAGTCAACAATGCTTACGCGTGGGCTACGCCCGTCTCAACACGGCTCAAGATGATCACGGACGCCACCATTCGGCCGTGCTGCTTTGTCTTTGAAGGCGGCATGGAGAAGTACGAATGGCACAACGGAGCCCACCCTAGACGAACCATACCTTTTAGGTTATACATCTATACGGGGGCGCCAGACGCTGTTACTTCTGACGCCCCTCTACAGGATTCTATCTTGGATGCCCTCGATTTGGCAATGGTCCCCACCGGGTCCGACGCCGCGATCGGCCGAAACACCCTCGGCGGCGCGGCATACAACTGCCAGATTCGCGGGACCGTTTTGAAGGTTCCCGGCGATCTCGACGGAGACGGCATGATCGTCGTCCCGGTTCTAGTTACACTACCGTAGGTGAATTTTAATGGTTTCGGAAGTTACAACGGGGCAGGCCCCCGCCACTCCTACCCCGGCCCCCACGACGGCTGTTACGACGGCTACTGCGCCGTCCGCGCCTATTCCCGCGCCGCCCGCGCCTATTCCCGCGCCGCCGGCCGCCCCGAAGCCGCAAGTCAACCCAATTGTCGCGCGGGTGCATGATTCGATTGAACGCTGGTTCCAGGACTCTTTCGTCGGAACAGCGCTCGGTCAAGACGTTCAAACGTGGAACCTTTTGCACCACGCAAAAGACGATTTGAAAACGCGGCTCGCCGCACTCATCAAGGAGCTTTAAGCTATGGCTGTTTACTCGTTTGGCTCGGGCGTCCTTATGGCCGCGCGGATCGATGTCGCAAATACGACCCCCACCCCATTCGGACTTCTTCAAGAGGTGACGATCGACGTCAAGGCGAACCAAAAGGAGCTGTATGGTCAGTTCCAGTTCCCCGTCGCCACGGCACGCGGCACCATTAAGGCAACGGGCAAGGCGAAAGTCGCCTCGATCAGTGGCTTGGCATACGCGAACCTGTTTTTCGGCATCAACCCGGTGGCCGGTCAGTACACCGTCGCCTATCAGGAAGCGGGATCTATCCCGACGACCCCCTTCCAGATCACCGTCTCCCACGCCGCAACTTTTGTCGATGACTTCGGCGTGACGAACCTTGCGACGGGCCTTCCCCTCACGAAAGTCGCCAGCGCGCCAACCACGGGGCAATACTCCGTTGTCGTTGCCACGGGCATCTACACGTTCGCTGCGGCCGACACGGGAACGGCGGTTCTCATCAATTACGGCTACACGACCGCGACTGCTACCACGCAGAAGATTGTCGTGAGCAATCAGTTGCTCGGCACTCAGCCAAGCTTCCAGATGGCCCTCTACACGACCTATCTGAGCAAGCCGTTCGTCGTGAAGATCCACAACGCGACCTCGAACAGCTTTAGCCTCGCGACCAAACTCGAAGACTTCGTGATGCCCGATTTCGAATTCGGCTTCTTCGCGGACAGCTCGGGCAACGTCATGACGATGAGCTTCCCCGAGATCTCATAATGGATCAGTGGGTCATAATTTAACCGAAGCAGCAACAATCCAAAAAGGACTTTTCTTTTATGCGCGCAAAGCCAATCACCATCACCCTCGGCGACAAAGAGTGGAGCATCCGCCCGCTTACGTTGGGACAGGTCGAAGACATCGAACCCATCCTCATGGCCGGCGGCAGCACGATGCCCCTTTCAATCGCCATTGTTAAAATTGCTCTAGGTCGCGACTACCCGGAAGATTCGGAAAAAATCCGAGATTTTGAAGCGACAACCGACCAAGTCGCAGCGGCCATGGGCGCCGTGCTTCGTCTCGGTGGGTTCCTGGAGAACAAAACTCCGGGGGAAGCGGAGCCCCCAGCGGGGGCGGCCGAGTAGATTTCGAGTTCATCTACTGCCGACTGATGACGGTGTGCCATTACACACCGGACCAAATCAGGGAGATGGAGATGTTGGACGTCCTGGCCTTGTTCAAATATTGGAACGAGTGGCCTCCGACGCACGAGATATTGAAATACGTCCATGGGGGCGATTCGAAGAAAAAGACGGACGCGGTGAAAGTCACCGAGTCCAGAGACCAGAATGACCCGAGTGGGATTGGAGATCTGATGGGCCAAATCCCAGGCGCGTTCGTGAACAATATGTAGGGAACGGTAAAGCGCGCCATGGCAGACGATGTCAGCATTCAGATTAGGGCCGAGATCGCGCAGGCCCAAGCCAATCTCAAATCCTTCAACAACACCGTAAAGGAACTCTCCGACCTCGTTGCCCGAGGCGTCGGTGGAGATATTATGCGCCGCGAGCTAGACGACGCATCGTTGGCCGCTGGGCGAGCGGCCGCGCAGCTCAAGGAGTTGCAGGATTCTCTTAAGGGAACGAGCGTCGAGGACGCGAAGGCAGCGAAGGCCGCGCAGGATAACGCCAAAGCGCTCCTCGCCCAGGCTGTCGCGACAAGCAAGCTTTACAAAGAAACGGAACAGTTAAACAGGGCAGAAAAAGTTGCGGCCGCCGACCGTACCAGCAAAAGCTTTCAAGGAACGACGCGGGCCGGGCAGGGACCGACCAGCTCCCTCTCGGGGGCTGCCTTCGGCGGGTATCTCCAGGCTCTACAGCAATCCAAACTGGCCGGTATCGAAGCGGCCGAGATAACGGCGGCGTTCGGCGGCGAGCTGGACAAAGTCGGCAAGAAGCTCAACGGCGTCGGCGGGGAGGCCAAGCGCGCGGGGGCGGGACTAGGCTTCTATGTTCGTGAAGGCCACGCGATCACCGACGAGGCTCTCGCCGGCCGCTTCGGGCAGATGCAAGGCACTCTCGCCAATGTGACGATCACCGCATTGCAAAGCGCAGGCGCCTTCTCCGCCGCAAAAATTGGCCTCGTTGCCTTCGTCGGCGAGGTTGCGATCGCGGTAGGATACCTTGGCTACCTAAGCGCGAAGATTTTCGAATTCAAGGAGCAGACCCAGAGTCTATTTCGGCAATCTGCTGCCGCCGGAAATAACTCCACGCTGGCGGCTATTAAAACGCTCCAAGAAGGATTCGCGGGTATCCCGGACGCTACATCAGAGGCGTCTGCGGCAATATCTTCGGTAGCCGTTAAGATTGGTGACACCTCTGGTGTAATAGCGCTTGCGATAGAGAAATCCATTCAGCCGCTGGCCGAAATATCGGGGACCGATATCCCGACAGCGATGGCCAATATGAGCGCGGCGATGGATAAGCCATTCACCGCCGGTAAGGCGTTGGCGGAATCCTTCGGGGCCTTGTCTCTTGCAGAGTCCCAAGCTCTCGACACGGCGCAGCAGTCCGGCGACGCCGATGAAGCGCGGTCGGTTATTCTCGGCCATTTGGCTGCGGCCTTCAAACGAACCGAAGATGCGATCAAGGGCACCTCTGCGGAGACAACAACTTTTGGCGAGCGGATGCTTGCGGCCGCTTCGCAGTTCTTTAGATTCGGTACTTTTGCGCAAGTTGGCGCAGCGGCGACGCATGACTTCGGCCGGGCGCTTACTTCTGCCAGCACCCTACTCGAACAGGCGGCTAAGAGCGCGCAGGACCTTTCCTCCCGCTTGAAAAACGTCATCGCCGACGCCAACAACCTGACCATCAAGGAAAATACGCTTCCGCAGCAATTGCAGGAGTCGATCGACAAGGTCGAAAAGCTCCAGCAAGGGTTGAAGGCGATATCGAGCGGCGGGATCGGGGCTGCCGGCGGCGCGACAGGCGGAACGGCTGACGCCACGGCATTGATCAAGCAGTTTGAAGGGTTCCAGCCGACCGCGAAGTACGACGTGAACGCATACCGGGCGGGGTATGGTTCTGATACGACGACCGACGAGACGGGGAAGGTTCACGCGGTCGTAGCGGACACCGTGACCACGATCGTCGATGCGCAGCGCGACCTCGCGCGCCGGGTCGTGGAATTCACGAACCAAGCGGCCAAAGACGTCGGACCCGAATGGGCCAAATTGTCCGACCAGGCCAAAGCGTCTCTAACGTCGATCGCTTATAATTACGGGCACCTTCCGGCCAATATTGCGGCGGCCGCGCGCACAGGGGATTCGGGCCAGATATCTTCGTCGATCCTCTCCCACCAAGGGGACAACGGCGGCATCAATGCAGATCGCCGCGCCGCCGAGGCCGCGAATGTCTCGTCGCAGGGCACGATGAATGCGGCCGTCGGTGACGAACTCGATAAGCAGCAAAAAATCAGGGAATCGATCAAGGACCAGGCTGACGCGCGCTCCGGCGGCACGGCTATTGAACAAGCGCAGCTCGCCATACTGGAGGCGCGCGCCGCCGGCAATATCAACGAAGTAAAAGCCGCTCGGGATATGGTCGAGGCGGACCAGAAAGAGCTTGCCGCCCTAAAAGATATCGGCGCGACGGATCAGAACTCCGCCAAATTCCGCACGGCGAAATTGAAGTTGCTACAGGATGAGGCGGCGCTTACCGAAAAGGTTACGGCCGCTAAAAAGGCGTCATTTGATCTGGAGGACGCGAGGTCAACCAAAGGCAGCAAGGAAGAACTCAACGCCAAACTTGGCGCCGTGAATGTCGAGCAGGCGCCTTACGCGAATGATCCCAACGGGGCCAAGTTTCAGGAATTCGAGGCGCAGAAGCTTCAAATTCAGGACGCCTACGATAAGCAGCAGACGGCTAACCAAGCAGAGGAGGAGAACGTCCGCTGGAATGCGGAGAAAAAGTCCCTAGAAACGAGTATCGACAATGTAAAGGCCGCTGTTCAGGAGAAGACGATCTCTTTCTCCAAGGGCGCTCAAGAAATTATCGACCTATATAAAAAGGAAGAAGCCGCAGACACCGCGCATTACGGTAAGCTGTCCTCGCTATACACCGATGACCTGACGAAATTTAGGGAGTACAGCCAGAAAAAGGCAGAGGTTGACGCGGAATACGCGAAGAAAATAGCTGACGAGCAAGCGAAGGCGACCGAAAAAGTAGCCGCTCAATATCAGCAAGTCTTCGGCTCTGTAACTTCAACGGTTGCCACCGCTTTTACAGGCATTATTACGCAGCATCAAAAATTAAGGGATGCCGTTAGAAATGTTCTGGATAGCATCATAGGCATGTTCGCCCAGGCCGTCGCTAAGATTGTCGCGAACTGGCTAGCCCAGATGGCCCTCCTAGCCCTTCCCGGCGGGATCGGAGGCATCGCCACCCTAGCGCTTGGGGCGATAGGGCTCCCAGCGTTCGCCAGCGGTTCTTGGGAGCTGCCCAACGATATGATCGCCCAGGTTCACAAGGGCGAGATGATTATTCCGGCCGCGCAGGCAGGCGCAATCCGTAGCGGGTCGTCCGCTGTAGGAGGCGCGGGGGGCGCAGCGGGGGGCGGCGGCGTTCATCACCACACCCATTTCAATGTAAGCGCCATGGATTCGCGCAGCGTCCACCAATTCTTCAAGGAGCACGGGAAGGCAATTGCCAAATCATTGAATGAAAGTGTGCGCACGGGCGGCCATCTCGGGCTATCCCGCCTAGGTAGGTAGTCTATTACCTTGACACCTATTAGATCGTGGTGCTAGATGGTGCCTAGAGATCACCGCAACAGGAATCCATGACCACTCCTCCGAGCTTTCCCACCCTCTCCGGCCTAGGTTGGTCCGTTCACAAGAAGCCATTGTTTTCAACCCGCGTGGCGAGCCATGTCTCGGGCCGCGAGGTGCGCGCCCCGCTGTATTCCCAGGGGTTATACGAGTTCGAGCTGACCTTCGACGGCCTCGACTCCGGATCAGCGTACTCGGGGCTGACGCCCAATTCTCTGCAAAGCCTCATGGGCCTTCATATTCAATGCCAAGGGCAATATGGCACGTTCCTTTACACCGATCCCCTTGACAACGCGCAGACAACCTTTCTAGCGACGCTACCGGCGACCGGCGACGGATCCAACAAGGTCTTCACGTTGCAGCGGACGCTGGGTAGCGCCACCGAGCCCGTATCCTGGATCACCGGAACCCCAGTGGTGCATGACAACGGTGGCGCAGCCGGCGCCTTCACAGTGAACAACGGCAACACGATCACGTTCACGACGGCCCCAACCGCCGGCCACGCGATCACGGCGACCTGCACTTATTCCTTCCAGTGCCGCTTCCTCGACGATCAGCTCGATTTCGAGGAAATCATGAATGG